CGATTCAACGGACCCTACTACATATTCATGAGTTGTAAAGAATGGGGGACTATAATGAACGCTTTTGAAGAATTAGGTGGTTATTGGAGCAGCACAATTATTTGGAACAAGAATGCTTTTGTATTAAGCAGGAAAGATTATCACCCTAAATTCGAACCAATTTTATACGGATGGAAGGACGGAGCAAAAATAGATCATTTAATAGACCGAACTCAATCAGATGTCTGGGATTACCACAAGCCACATAAATCAAAAGAACACCCAACAATGAAGCCACTTGAAATATGCGCCCGGGCCATAAACAACTCCTCTAAGAAGGATAATATTATATTAGATTTATTTGGAGGGTCCGGATCAACATTAATCGCCTGCGAAGAAACGAAAAGAAAGTGTTATATAATGGAATTAGACCCATTTTACTGCTCCGTAATCATCGAAAGGTGGGAAAAACTGACCGGAAATATAGGAAAAGTAAGCAAAATAGGGGTGAAGTTATAATGCCATTTATTTGTGATGTTTGTGGGGAAGAAGTAAGCTATTCAGAGCCAGTATTCACGTTAAGAAACAATGCAGAGATAGTTATTTGCAAGAAATGCATAAAAAAAGCGACTAAAAAGGGACAAAATGGACAATAAACCGACAAAAAGGAAACTAACCAAGAGAATGAAGGACTTTATAGAGATATTAGAAAACAATCTCGGTTTAATTACTCCCTCTTGCGAGAAGGCAAAAGTCCCAAGGTCTACATATTACAAATGGCTTGATGATAACAGCGTATTTGAACAAAAAGTTGAATACACAAAGCACAAAGTCAAGGATTTTGGTGAACACGCACTATTCAAATTAGTAAAGGAAGGAAACCCTGCATCAGTAATATTCTTTAACAAATGCAAAAACAAAGACCGAGGTTATGTTGAGAAGCAGGAAGTAGAAGCCAATATAACTGGAGTTACGCCAATGGTAATAAATATTAGACCTCCAAATGAAGATTAAATTTAGAAACATTTATATGTAGGTGGGGGTTTGTGTATAAGAGTTAAAAATGGAACAGTGGAAAGAAATTGGGGATAATTATTTCATTAGTAGTCATGGTAGGCTTAAGACAACTAATTGGAAGAACTCAAAGAAAACTCGCATTATGCGCCCAGCGGAAGATGCTAAAGGTTATCTTAAGACAGTGATATTAATTGAGGGGATTAAGAAAACAGTTAGAATACATCGCTTAGTCTCTGAGGCATTTCTTGAGAAGATACCAAATAAGAATCACGTTAATCATAAAGATTTCAATAAGTCTAATAACAATGTTAGTAATCTTGAGTGGGCAACGCCAAAAGAAAACTTTTATCATTCTATTTCAAAACAAAAAGGATTCATTGATAATGTCGGCAAGGCATCAAACCTTAAGCACCTCACTGGAGAACACATTGGCACACACAAATTAAAAGAAAGTCAGGTCTTAGAGATACGTAAAAAATTTAAGCCCTATTACTACACACGCAACAAATTAGCCTTAGAATATAACGTTTCCCCATTAACAATCAAAGATATCATACTCAGAAAAAGCTGGAGACACTTAGAGGGGAGGTGATTATGACAGCTATAAATTTCCGCCCAACCAAAAAGCAATTCTTAGCGTTTCAATATTTAGAAGATAAAGAGACAGAAGAAATACTTTTTGGCGGCGGAGCCTAACAGGTGGTGGTAAGAGCGTCTTAGGATGCTTTTGGATAGTTTCTAATTGTTTAAGATATCCAGGAAGTCGTTGGTTAGTAGGCCGTGCTGAATTAAAGCGTCTGAAGCAATCTACACTAAAGACGATGTTTGAGATACTTGGATCAGGGACTAATGGAATATTCAATTTTAAGAAAGATATTGATTACAAATATAATTCGATGGAAGGAACTATAATCTTTCCAAAGTTTGGCTCTGAGATCATATTGCAAGACATGAAGCAACAACCAAGCGATCCAGAATATGATACGTTAGGATCAACTGAGTACACTGGAGCTTTCTTAGACGAGATATCTGAGATCCCAGTTAAAGCAAAGCAGATTTTATTAACAAGATTAAGATACAAAATAGATGAGTTCGGAATAATAGGCAAACTGCTTTACTGCACGAACCCTTGTAAACACTGGGCATATTACGATTTTTATAAACCGGCGTTAGAAAACAAGATGTCCAAGACTAAGGTATTTGTCCAGGCCCTGGCTAAAGACAATCCCCACATCCCTAAAACTTATATTGAGAGTTTAGGTAGGGCAGATAAGCAAACTAAGGAAAGACTACTTTTCGGCAACTGGGAATACGATGACGACCCAGCTAAAATATTTATTTACGATTCCATTATTGACTTGTTTACAAACAACGCAGAGAGAGGAGATAAGTATTTGGTGGTAGATGTAGCAGGCAGAGGGCGTGATAAGACTGTTCTAACATACTGGGATGGATTATATATATACAAAATAGAGGTAATGGAAAATATATCTTCACATGAGTTAGATGAGAAGTTGCTTAAAGAGAAAATACCAAGAAGCCACTGTGCGATAGATGAAGACGGAGTGGGGTTCGGTTTAGTAAAAGATTTAAACGGAGTAAAGGGATTCGTTAATAATTCAAAAGCAATCAAACCACTTATATTCAAACCACAATATAACCAACCAAACTTATACAATTACAAGAACCTAAAGGCCCAATGTTGGTTCGAGCTATCTAATTATGTAAACTCCGGCAAGGTGGGGATTTACCGCGACGTTCCAAGCGAGATTAAGAAAGGTATTATTGAGGACTTAGAACAGATTAGACAGAAGTCTCAAGACAAAGATACTACCTTAATGATCGAAACGAAAGAGGAGATTAAAGAGAGGTTAGGACGTTCAACGGACTTCGGAGACGCCATGATGATGAGAATGGTTTTCGAGCTAAACCCAAAGATAATAACAATATAACTATCACAAAGCATAAATAGAGAAATGCATTGATTCAAGGGTTACAATGGCGTGGTTGAAAGATATCTTATTTGGAAAAGAGGCAGTAAAGGCAGTTGACTCTGGAGTCGCAAGTTCAGATACTGTCCCAAGAGGCTCAATTGATAAAACGTATTTACCTGGGTTCCTGGTAAAACCCCCTTTTGGTTGGCCTAAGTTTAAAGACGTATTTGCATTAAGAAGATTAGCAACAACGCCACAGGCCGCAATGGCAATTCAAACCATTATTGATGAAACCGTTTCTATTGACCATTCTATTAATGTAATTGAAGGAATGGAATCAGACACCGCAGATTTACACGCAGAGGAAGTACAGAAGTTTTTTGATAATCCAAACACTAACAAAGAAAGTTTCGACCATATACTAAGAAGGCTTATTAGAGACATTCTTGAATTGGACGCAGGTATTATTGTTAAGTCATTCAACGCTCAAGAAAAGATGGTAGAGATCCAAGCCTATGATTCCGCAGGGTTTTTGAAGAACCCAAACCTTTACGGAAAGTTTGAGGACAGAGATGAATTTATTTTAGAGGAGTTTGTAGACTTCCAAGTCGGAACAGATAATATTGACTCAACGGCGGCATTTACACCACAAGCAAATAGGTCTGTTGCGATATCTACACCAGCCCAAACGCTCGGAGGATTGTCAGTAGCGTCCGCACAAAACAGAGCAGCATATTTTCAATTTGGATATACAACAAGTGCAAGACCAGTTCCGTTTGGTAAGCGGGAAGTAGTGTGGATAGAGAAGAACCCGATCACTCAAGATATTTATGGACGAAGCCCAATAGAAAATCTAAAAGATATTCTTGAGACATTAATTCATTCTATTACTTACAACTTAGAATACTTCGAGGATAACAACGTGCCTAAAGGTTTTGTTAATATTCCTGGAGCAACTCAAGCAGACCTTAGAGATTTTGCAGATAAGTTTAACAGTGAGCAGATGACAAGGGACACGCTTTCTGGAAGATTAAGAAAACGATTTCATAAAGTTCCGATTACTAATGCCCCTAACGCAGAGTTTAAGACCGTACAATTTTCAGCACAGGAATTAGAATTACTTGCATCTCAAGAATGGTTTACTAAATTAGTTTGGAGCATGTTCGGAGTAACGCCAAGCGAGTTAGGATTCACAGAGTCAAGTAACCGAGCAACAGAAATCGGGCAATCAAGGACTTTTAAGAAGAAAACTATACTTCCACTAATTAGAATATTAGAGTTTTATGTTAACAAAGAGATTGTATCCGAATGGGAGTTTGACGATGTAGAGTTTAAGTTTAATACTTTCGATATTGAAGATGAAAGGGCTAAGCACGAATTGTACGAGATCCAATTGAGAACTAACATGAGGACAATTAACGAGCTACGAACAGAGGAAGGAATGGAAGAAGTAGAGTGGGGCAACGATCCGGCTGGAGTGTCTCAAAACATTATGGGGCCTGAACAAGAATTTCAAGCAGAACAAGCAGACTTAGACAGGGGAAACCAACCTGAAAAAGAGGATGAGAAGTTTGAAGATGCTAAGAAAGAAAAGGAAGAAAAAAAGGCCTTGACTACCTCAGACCCAACTACGCTCGGAGAGAACGAAGTTACATCACAATTACATAAGATATTAAGAAACATAGAAAAAGAAGTATTAAGGCAGGTTAGGGCAGAGTCTAGAACGGATAGATTATCCCAAATTAAATCCGTAGACAAAGTTTCAAAGAGAATAGATGATGCAGTCAGTCTTGTAGCGATTGAACAGGTTGTTAAGAAAGCCGTAGAAAATGTTTACAAAGACGGATGGATTACCGCAGAAAATTCCTTAGATATGAACCTTTTAATTAATCAACCACAAATAGCATTCTTACAAGAATATACTTTTGCAAATATTAAGAGCATGGGTGAAAATCTAAAAAACCAATTACGTCAAGTTCTTCAAAGGGCTGTAATTAACGGAGACGGAGTCAGCACAGTAGCCACTACAATTAGAGATACTTTTGATAAGTTTGAAGGTAACGCAAACGCAATAGCAAGAACAGAAATGAATCGAGCAAGTAATCAAGGAGAGCTTCAAGCTATGAAGTCAAGCGGTAGAAAGATGGACAAAACATGGAACTCCGCAAACGATAAGAGAACAAGTAATATTTGTAATAAGTTGGACGGAAAGACAGTAGCTTTAAACGAGAAGTTTCATGACTCAGTTCAAAACTTATATTTTGATGGACCGCCGGCGCACGTAAATTGTAGAAGTTCTTTAAATTACGATGTTAAGGATGTGGCATAATGATTTGTGATGTAACTCTAAGCCAAATTAGAAATTTATCTATGGCTGGATCTCAATTACTTAGATACGAAACTAATACTCAGATAATTCTTTATTATGTAAATCAAGGGCCCGTGATCTTTAGAGCAATCATTGGGAGGCCAGAGGACACTACAGAATATCAACTTATGTTAACAAGTTTACCTAAGAACCTTCGAGTAATGAATGTTATAGAGACTGAAAGCGTGACCCTTAGAATACTTCAAACTTTAGAAGATTTTAAAATAAATCAGGAGGCAGTAAATGACAGACTTGTACGGATCAGTGAGTCCCGCAGTGACCCTAATTCTTGATTATGATGGCGGAACAAACGCAGTCTATGTCGGAGAGGCAAGCCCAGGTAGTGCTACTTCTTCAGCAGTATGGAGAATTAGAAAGCTTACTTATGACGGTAACGATAATGTAACTAATGTTCAATGGGCTGCAAAAGAATCTATTTCTTTTACTCAGATTTGGGATAACAGGAGTTCCTTAGTTTACAGTTGATAGTATATTAAATATACTAACATCTATTGTAATTTATGCCAAAAGGAATATGAGAATGGACAAGCCCTTTGTCACAAATGCCACGTTGAAAAGACCAATCTTGAGAAAAAATTTAGAAGTTTCATTTATTCGTAACTATCACAAAGCATAAAAAGGAATCTGACATCTCTCTATTGTAAGAGATTACAAACTAAAAATGAGAGAGTTCATATTCACCCGACCGCTAGAGGTCGAAAGCAAGGCAGGAGAGGTTATATTAGACGGATTTATTTCTACTACAGATTTAGACTTAGTAAACGACGTTGTAACAAACAATTGTTTAACATCCATGAAAGACCAAATCCTAAGCGGTAATATTAAACTTGACATTGAACACGAGGCATTTCGTGGAGATACGAACGAAGAAAAGGAAATTAACAAAACCAAAGTTCCCGTTGGTAGGATTACAGATGCCACAATTAAAGACAATAAGTTAAGAGTTAAGGCCATTTTAAACAAATTCCACAGCAGATTTAATGAAACAAAGGGTTCTGTTGATGGTAAATTTCTTGATGCGTTTTCCATCGCATTTATCCCAACTAAGATATTTGAGGAGGTGAAAGATGGAAAGACCGTCAGGATGTTAGATGACCTTAATTTACTTAATGTCGCACTTACTGGAAACCCAGTTAACACAGAGGCACAAATTAGAGAGGTGATGATTAAATCTATCGACGCTGTTAAGTCCTTACCAAGACGTACTGAAACAAGTCTTCCTAATAGTACAGAGGAACAAGAAAGAGAGGAGACAAACAGGGAAAATCGAAAGAGACCTAAGCCAAAGAAACCAAGTCAAAAGAACCCAGAAGACCCAGAGGCATACAAGTTTGCAGATGATACCATTGGAATCGAAGCAGACAAAGAGTCAGTAAGTAAGCTAAAGGATTACAAGGCAGAGGAGATGGGTGATATGTTAGAAGTAAAAGACAGATTAAGTAAGATAGAAGAAAAAGTATTTATGGTGGGCGACAATTCAAATTCACAGAGTGATACAACAAATACAAGGGAGGATAATATAATGACAGACGAACAGACAACCGAAACACCTGCAGAAGCTCCAAAGGAGACTCCTGAAGCCGCACCTGAATCACCAGCTGAGACAGAGGCAGCACCAGAAGCACCTAAAGAAGCAGAAGCAGATAACGCAGTAGGAGAATTGAAGGCCAAAATGGAAGCTATGGAAGCTGTACTTAAGGACTTGCAAAAGGCAAGAAATAAGGCAGTAATTAACAAAGCAGAACCTAAGGCTGAAGAAAAGTCAGTGTCGCCATTAGATTTAATTATTTAAATGACAACAACAGGCGGATTCTCTGGACAGGTTGATACAAAGTCTCTATACGCAACTTCATTTGGTAATATGCCGGATGGAACATGTTACGCAGGAGGAGTTAGAACTCTACAAGACGGCAGACCACAAATTAAGGCAGCTTTCGAAGCAGGTTATAAATCTTTTGCAACTACTACAGGCGGAGCAGGAACGGCAGGATTTGCTATGATTCCAGTATTCGTAGATAGCAGAATTATTGATACATCGAGAAAGTTTACCCCATTGACTGAGTTGGTCCCAAGAGTAGCTAATCAAGGCATCACAGCTGATTACAACAGAGTTACTGCAAAAGGAGCAGCAACATCATTGGCAGAAGACGCAGCAGTTTCTGACGTTTCTCACACACGAGAAAGAGTTAGTAAAACTATCAAATATCTTTATTCAGTTGGTAGAGTAACTGGTCAAGCAACAGCAGCAGTACCAAGTTACGTTCTTCAAGGATTCCAGCCAGGCGGAGCGCAAGTAGGCGGAAGCACATTTAGTGATTCAGCAGCACCTAATGCTTTACAGCAAGAGGTTCTATTAGCAGCACGAGCCCTAAAGGAGTTTGAGGAACAGTTAATTTTGTTAGGTAGTAATTCAAGTTCAGTAGGTTCAGGTGCAAACGGCACAGAATTTGACGGATTGATTACACTACAGAGCACAACGAACGTAACAGATAAATCGAGTGCAGCAATGACGTGGGATAACGTAGAGACGGCAGTAAGGAACGCTTTCGACGACGGTGGAAGACCAAGTTTGGCAACGTGCTCATCTTCTGTATTAATTGATTTACGAAAAATAATGATTGATACATTTAGAATGAGTCCGGCTGATAATGCTACAGAAATAGCATTCGGTATAAATGCACAGCTTGTTCTACAAACTATAGTTGGGAGGGTGCCGGTAATTCCATCAATGTTTATGTCTAATACTTCAGGAGCGAAACAAATTTTCTTCTGGGATATGGATGTAATTGAGATGCGGGTTTTGCAGGATATGACTTTTGAAGAATTAGCAAAGACTAACGACAGTCGTAAGTTTATGCTTAAAATTTACGAAGTTATCATCAACCGTGCGCCAGAGTTTTGCTCAGGTATCGACAACATAGCGTAAAGCGACAAATTTTATTTTATTTTTTTATTTTCAGTTTAGACGGTAGAGATAGAACTACATAACAAACACAAGGAGGACAAAAAAACATGGCAGCAATAACAATAGGAAGTTGTACAGTAACAACATTAGCAGTACTTTCAGGACTAAATATAGTTCAGGTAGTTACACCAGCAACAGCAGATGATGCGGACACAGTAGATGTATCCACAGTTTGTGGTTCAAGAATTTACAATTGTACAGTACTTGGAGCAACAGACGCATTACTCCCAGCAACATCTGTTTCAGCAGCAGGAGTAGTAACTATTCCAGGAGCAACTGATAACGAAGCAAGAACAATCTGGGTTTGGTGTGAAGGAGCTTAAAATGACTTTAACATCGAGCAGGGGAATTGCAGCACCTAATTACGCAGGAGCAGGCGAGTTGAGATTAAGTAATGATATAGTCTTTACTGGAGCAATGGGCAAGTCACAAGCAGCACCACAGACCGCAACGGCAACAGCTACACTAACTTCAGCACAAATGTTAGGAGGTACTCTTGTTGGCACACCGGCGGCGGTTGCAACATATACTACATTAACAGGAACGCAATTGGAGGCAGCTTTAAACGAGAGTAACGCTATCGGCGATACGTTTGATTTGGTAATTATCAATTTAGGCGGAGCAGGCGATATTATTACACTTGCAGGCGGAACAGGCGTTACGGTAGTTGGATCAGCAACAGTAGATGACGCAGGCGCGGATATTAATAGTTCCGGGCTTTTTAGATTCAGAAAGACAGCAGCTAATACATACGTAGCTTACAGAATCTCATAAATAAACATTTTAATTTATTTTTTTTATTTTCAATTAAACACAGGAGGAAAAACAAGTGAAGTTCAAAAACAACACAGCAGAGAGAATCAAGTATTGCTTAGGATTCAGAGCAAACAATGACTGGGTAACAGTCAGGCCTGGAGAGGAAGCAGAATTAGAGGACGTAGATAGAGCACTAATATTCGGCTTAGAATTAGTAGAAGAAAAGGAAGAACCAAAGGAAGAACCAAAGGTTAAATCTTTTAAGTCTAAATCATGTAAGAAGAAAGTGGAAACTAAAGTAATTGAGGGGAGTAAATAATGGCCAATCAGCCTCGATTTATTACAGCATTACAAGTAAGATCCGTAGTAGGGCTTGGAACGACAGAGATTTCTGACGATGATTTAAATGACATAATTTATGACGTAGAGTTTCAAATAGAGAGATATCTAAATACTACGTTTACACCTACACTTGAATGGGAGACATTAGATGGGAACAACAAATCTGAAATTTTCACGAGAAAAGGCAATTTACATACTGTCCGTGCTTTATCTTCTGACGGGACTGATGTTGACATTTCTACTATTAAGTTTGAGAAGTCTGGGCGGATACGTCTTAGCACTGATAGTTCTATCGCTACTTTTACCTCTAAAAAAGACAAAGTTATTCTCAAATATTTACACGGAATGGTCACACATTCGCTTGTCGCACTCTCGGAAACGGACGGCGCAGTAGTCGCAGGAGACGGGATTGTTGTAACTGTAGATGATGGCACAGTATTCACAGCAGGAGATTGGGTTGAAATTTGGGGATCTGATGGAAACAAAGAGGTTGCTAAGATTACATTGGTATCTACAAATGATTTGACAATAGATACGTTAATATTTTCCCACTCAGACAACAGCTTAATTAAGAAACTTATTGTTCCCCACGAAATAGAAAGATTGCTTAAGATATGCGCATCACTTGCGGCAGTAGCAAGACAGGTAGGACAAAGTTACACAGACATCGTAGGATACACCATGGGACAATTTTCAGTTCAAAAGGGAGAGCCGTACACACAGTGGAGGGAAACCGCTCTGCAATTAACTAATGAGAAAGATGAAATTCTCAAACGGATTAATCCAGTAGTTTCGGTAATTGTCTAATGCCAACAGATTCGGATTTTCTTCTTGGGCCAAGTACAGACTTTGGGATATCAATAACTCATACTCCTGTCGTAACTACAAAACACAATATTACTGGACAAAACGTTTACACAGACGGAACACCAGTTGCCCTAACAGTAGTTATGGAAAACGCGGACAAGAAATATGATTTCGATAAGCAAGGACTTACTGAAGGCGCAGACGCGAGAATGTTTATTATTGGCTCAGCGACGGTAAACAAGAACGATAAGATTTTACATAATTCTATTACTTACAGAGTAGACGCCTCAAGCAGTAGATTGTTTGCAGGAAATACCATATTCAAAACAGTATTATTATTTGAAATCTAAAAACAAACTTTAAATACTTTAAATTCTTAAAATGGTAGATGGTAATTATTAATCTACAAATAGAGGAAGGCGGGATAGGGATAGACACTTAAGCCCAATTTCCCTACCATAATTTAGAAATGAAATTTAAACAACAGCAACCCAAAAGTAAATAATTCTTTTAGTTGGGGCTGTGGTGTAATGGCAGCATCTCACGTTTGGAGCGTGATGACCTGAGTTCGATTCTTAGCAACCCCATTACCCCTTTAGAATAGCGGTCAAGTTCGCGAGGTTTTGAACCTTGAGACCCTGGTTCGAATCCAGGTTGGGGTATCACAAAGCATATAAACAAATTAGTTCTTTTCTTATTGTCAAGTGATATGGTAACAGTACAAGAAGTCCAAGAGGCACTAAATAGAGCAATGTTTGCGATAGCTTTGGACGTACAAAGTGCGATGAGGGATAAGGTTCCAATAGACACTGGACACTTAAAGGGAAATTTATTTGTTAGAGATATTGAAGGAGGTTTGGAAATATCAATGCCAGATTATGGACAGCACGTAGAATTTGGAACTGCAGCACATATTATCCGAGCCAAGAATAAAAAATCACTCCACTGGAAAGATGGTGGAAAAGATGTATTTGCAAAGACTGTAAGGCATCCAGGAACAAGACCACAACCATTTATCAGACCAGTATTACATCAAAGACTTAGAAAAATAATAAATAAAAGATTAAACCAGGAGCTACGATGACTCAGAACATATTAGACTTAGCAGAAATCAGAGAGGAGTTAGTTGTATTTTTAAGAAACCAAGATATTATTTCTATTGGAAACAGAGGGGTAACCACAGACACAGAATCTAACGCATGGAGTTCTACAACCTCACAATTAATCAATAGAACGAACATTAAGAATATCCGTTCTATCACTCTTGATGCAGTTCCTTTGAGTTTCGGCACTGACTATACAGTTGACTACTATTTCGACGATTCTGGCACAGTAAAAACGAAGGTAACGCTACTTGCAGCACAGACAGGCGCCTCAATTATTACTTATGACTATGGCTCAGACAAAATATGGCCTGATTTTCCAAGAGATGATTTAAGTATAAGCTCATACCCAAGAATCGGAGTTGACATTATTTCTGTTTCCACAGACAATTTTGGAATCGGCGGAAATGAAAACATAAGCAATGTAGTCTTTACGGTAGTTACGTTTGCGCAGGAGATTACAGATATGAATACTTTTATGAAATCTATACGTACGTCATTCTTAAATAATCGAAAGGCTTTTTCTAAGTTGGGATTTATTACACCAATCGGAACGGGGCCATTACTTAACGATGGAAAGCGTCAAGAGATAATGAGCCAGAGTATGGATTTTGAATCAATAATAAATGTTGAAACCGTAACCTAAAATGCCATTCAAAAAAGGAAACAAAATAAAATTAAAGAAAGAAGCTTGGATAAAAGCAAAGGTAAAACAAGAACTACCATCACAGTCTAATAAGACAAACAAACAAAAGGGAGGCAAAAAGTAATTTGGCACAAAACTATATTTCAGGAGGGGAAAGTGTGGCACAATATGCATACGAAGATTCAGACAGTTGGGCATTAGCAGCAGCAAGTCATGTAGCTTCAGGAGAAACATTCGTTCCATTTGGTCAGGGAGTTGAAGTATCAATTTCAAGAACAAATAATGCTGATAGGATTTATGGGGTTGGGGCGAGAAACGCAACATCAACAATAAATAAGACCTACGCAGGAACACTTAATATTTCAGGATCAGTCTCAAATGCTTGGTGGCTATTAGGGGTAATGGGAGCAAATGCAGACGCAGGAACAAGTGGCGCATATACTCATACCTACACAGAAGCAAACCAACTACCAAGTTTTACAACTAAGTTGGCATACGAATTAGGGGACACAGATGTTCAAAGTATCCTATTAGGTTGTAGGGTTAGTCAGATAAGTATTACCGCTGCAGTTGACGAAGCATTGAAATTCGCACTTGAAGCACAATACAGATACGAAACATTAGGAACTACTGCAAGCACAAACATTGCAGATACAGAACCAGTGTTTACATTCGCACACGGAAGCATCGAGATGCCGGATGGAACTACATTAGCAGCAGTTCAGACAATAGACCTAACAATATCTAATAATATTGAACCGGTTTACGGCGTAGTTCGAGATTCATGGCGGGTTTGGTAGCGAGACGAGAGAGTACAACTTCAAACTAACTGCGGCGTTTATGACCACACAGCTCTATTGACATATTTTCTTAATGGGACAAACTCAGCAACTGCACCAGACACAGGTTCAGGGACAGAGATTGCAACACTTGAGTTAACATTCACCAACGATGAGGGAGATATTTTAGATATCAATCTAACTGGTGTACACTTAAATGAAGAATCTCTACCACAGAGTGCAAATGAAGTAATCAAGGAAGATGTAAGTGGATGGGCACAAGCCTGTACAAATATCATCTACACTAACGATATTCAATTAGCACCAGCAGAGTATTCAAATCCATAAGGAGGTAAAATGGCAATTCCAAAACTGAAGGTAAGCGAAGGTACAGTAGAACTCGAAACAATAAAGGTTCCACTCATCATAAATGAGAAGGAAGAATACGTTGTTTTGAAGAAACTAACAACCTCAGAAAGAAACATCATTAGAAGTAGATGCGCAAAGACCAAGTATGTAGGCGGTCAGGCACACACTACAATAGATGAAGTTGAACTTGAGGAGAAAATCCTAGAAGCAGCAATAGTGGAAAGTCCAATCGGCAAGACACAGACAGATATCAAAAAGTGGCCTGCAGATGTAACAGACTATCTAATAACTGCTTGGGGTGGCATGACCACCGTAGACAACTCAAAAAAAGAAGGCTGAGGGAGGCACTAAAGGGTATGAGACCCGACGATTCATTTGCAAACAATGAAATAACTCATTGGTTCTTTGCACATTCGTTTGGTTGGACGCCTCAGCAAGTAGATGAACAGTACCCAGAGAAGCTTGTCTCAATGTATGTATTGGAATCTGAATTTACTAAGATTCAGAACGAAGCAATGAAGAAATAATGGCAGACTTTAAAGTATCAGTACCGATAACGGTGAAAGGTGGAACAGGTAGTGGGGGCTCTGGAGAGGGTTCCGGAGATGGAAACAAGGTTCTTAAAGACATTCTTAAAGAAACTAAAAAGATTAACCAACAGCTTAAAAAATTTATTTTAGGAGCAATTGGTGGAGGTGCAGCATTACCCTCGGCAGGTGGAGCAAGTCTTGGCGGTGGAAAAGGGGGTGCCGCAAAGAAAGTAGCAGTAGCAGGAATGGGTAAGTTACTTGGATTAGTTGGGGGCGTTCTATTTATTTTAGATTCACTTAGGGCATTTATTGAACCAGTTATGAAATTACTTAGTGCAATGATTTTACTTATTTTTCTTCCATTTAAGGACGTCTGGATTAAAGCAATAACATTTCTCGCAAATTCACTTGGAGCGGCAGCAGCAGTTTCCGAAAGTGCAGGATTGTCCGTTAGTTCAGCATCAGATGTACTTGCAGACTCACTTAGTGACGAGGCAATAAAGAATACTGGAGCTTATGAAAATATGAGGCAGGGAATTGTGGCCTCAATGGACGGCATTATTGCAGCATGGAATGAGGGAAACGTGGGGGCAGCAATACTTGGTTCGATTATATTATTTATTACTGCAGCATTTACGTTTTTTATGGCAGGTCTTGCAGAGATAATCAAGTTCAATTTGATAATTAGAGATGCAATACATGCAGCAGCAATTTGGATATCGGAGCTTCCAGCAAAGTTATGGAATGATTTTTTAAAGCCTGGGTGGGTGTGGTTCCTAGATATAGGACCTAGGATATGGGATGTAATTAAAGGTGGATTTACATTTATAGTTGACGCACTAAGGGCGACAGCAAACGCACTAATAAATTTATTCAACAAAATACCTGGTGTAAACATTCCTGAATTAGCTGAGGGGGGAATCGTAACAAAACCCACTTTGGCGCTTATTGGGGAAGCAGGTCCCGAGGCAGTAATTCCACTTGGACAAGGTGGAGGGGTCGGCGGAAACATTACAATTAATATAGATAGGCCCACAGTTCAGTCAGACAGTGATTTAAGAAGATTAACGGACATGATTAGTCGCACTCTACAACAGCAAATGAAAAGGAGGGCAAGTTGACTCAAGCAACAATAAACGCAGTAAGTTTAGGCAATGTTCAGTCTGAGAGACAAGGCAAAGAATCAAGCCTATTTCAGTTTGCAATGCCGACAAAGGACAGCAATAAGGCGATTTTATTAGATTTACTTGGAGTTCTTAGAACCGTATCCATTGATGGAACGATAACTGGAACAGAGGCAGAATTACAGGCTTTTATTTTGAGCATAGAAACATTACAATCAGGAAGTCAAGGGAACGGATATACCTTTCAAAGCAGTTTAGCACCAGATACAATTAATGTTTTCATAAACACTTTTAGTTGGACGTATGTAAAGGGCTCTGTAAATATGATTGATTATAGTTTAAGCCTCGTTCAAGGTTCTGCAACTTCACAAGCCTAATGGGAGCACTTTTATCCAAGGTAGATATTGGGGGAGTTACCATTTGGGACGACACTGCCGGAACCCCTGAACTATTGTTTAAATGGGAGTATGAGCGAACAAGCGTCTCAGGCATTTCTGAATTGAATTTAACACTCCCTAAGTTCGTAAACGACACGATAACAATTCAAGTAGGCCAACAAGTAGAGGTTTGGAAAGGATTTACTACGTCTACCGACGAAAAGGTTTTTGACGGATTCATAGCAGAGTTCAAGCCTTCTACTGGAATGATTAAGGTTTTGTGTTACGATAAGATGTGGGATTTGGTAAGAAAGAATGTTAACAAGATTTACCTAACAGCCGACCCTCAAGCAGGACAAATTAGTGCAATAGCCAAGGATCTAATAGAGACATATGGAGGTTTAACTTCAGATGAGACTGCAACGGGAACTGCTGCCGGAGAGACCATTTCTAAGTTTAAGTGCATCCATACAGATATTTACGAAAGGCTGATGGCTTTGGCTCGGGCGGTTAATTATCAAGTTTGGTACGATGCAGCAAACGATACAGTTCATTTTGAGCCCAGAGGATTAACAGATTCAGCAAAAACTCTAAACGTTGGTGTCGAAGTTTTGGGAGTTCCTAAGTGGAGCTATGACACAAGCAGGATGATTAATGATTTAAGAATCGATGGGGCGGTAGTAGAGACACAACTTAGATTTCCACTATCTGGAAACGGAACGATAGACACAACGGCTAATTTTGATACTGATGGGATTACATTACCTAAAGTTCCAGAGTCTGTTAAACTTACGATAGATGCCTCAACCCCGCCAGTTACGATAGTTGAAGGTGGTAGCGAAGATGCCTCAACAAATGAATTTTATTATTTGGATAAAGAAAACAGCCAATTGGTTCCTAAGACTGGAACTACATTTACAGTTGGACATTTAGCATTCGTAGATTATAGTTGGTTCGCTCCCGCACCGATTCATATGGAAGAACCTACAAGCATAGCAACCTACGGAAGATTTGAGAAAGAATTAACATTCTCAGATATTGTTTCGATCGCAGATGCAGAAGCAAGGGGACAAGAAGCTCTAAATAATTTATCAGTCCCATTTAAGGTTGGAGAGATGCTAATAAAATCAAGTTCCACACTAATCTTTAATGTAGGGGATAGAGTAACAATCGTTGATACAGTAAATCAGCCAAACGTTAGTGAAGAATTAGTTGTTACTACACAAACCATAAAATATCCAGGCAACGGTGTAGAAATAACAGTTGGAGATGAACCCCTTAGATTAGACGATTGGCAGGCCAGTACAAATGATAGGTTAAAACGTATAGAAGAAAGGTTCTTAGAAAATGATGATTTAGTTATGGAGTTGTTCAATTTTAAGGACCTAACAGCCAACACTCAACCAAGATATAGAAAGGTTCTTCAATCTAATATCGGAGGAGATAATTTAATTTGGGGCCATCCAGACTTTGGTATTTGGGGAACTGATAAATGGGGTGCTGCAACGGACGTTGGCTTTATATTGGGCCATCCATCTGGCGGATTATTGGGGGTTGGAACATTAGGAAGCCAGGCAAGTTCACAAATTGATCATTTCATTCAGCAATATCTCGACATTTACGGAGAAGAATTTATTGATGATGACTTCGAAGGCGCGGGTGATGCTTCTTGGTCAACCACAGGATCAGCTACATTCACTGCAGGACAAATTGCGCTTAGTACAAGTATCGATTACAACAACGGAACAATCACAGGAGGGAAACTTACAAGCACAGAATCATCAGGAGATTTTGAATATTATTTATCAGCAGACGGTGGAACCTCTTGGAAGTATGCAACGTCAGCAACAGCATTAACTTTTGACTCAGAGGCACTAAACCCAGTGGCACACTTTAAATGTGAAGAAAATGCAGCAAATACGTTCGTTTTTGATAGCAGCGGAACACATAACGGGGTTGCTGAAGACAACACCTCTGTTTATAGCACCACTGGAAAGGTTGGCTTAGGATTTAATTTTGATAATACTATTTCTACAGGAGACGAATTTATTACTGTGCCAGACCATGCAGACCTTAGCATTGCAACTACAGGGGAATTAACTGTCTGTTTGTGGGCTAAAGGAACGGTTCCTGCAAGTAGTTATGTTCATTTGATAGGTAAAAGCAATTCAAGCAATCACGAGTGGGCAATGAGATTATCACATGATGCAAACATAAATGGAATATTTTGGAAATTATCTGGAACCCCAGAATACTCAACAACTTCAAGTGGCGGATGGGATAATGAAACTTGGACGCATTGGACTATGACTGCGAAGGATGGAGAATTAATTTTATATAAAAATGGGGTTTTACAAGCAACAAATACAGGCATTGACTTGTCAAACTTATCTGCTGGTGCTGAAGATGTTATTATTGGAACAAGAGGTTCTCAAAAGAATGTAAAGGGCTTCGATGGAGTAATTGACGACGTAAGAATTTATAGTTCCGTTTTAACCGTGGCACAAATTCTTGAGATTTATAATTCAGGTACGGGAACTGAGCAGATTAAGGGAAATCAAGGAACAGATTTGAGATGGAAGGCGGTAGAAAAATCAAATACAACTGGAGGGATTACGCAAATAGACATTATAGATTATCATTAGCACAATGCTTTTATAGATGATTTGCTTTAAAACAATATGGCCGGAACAATAATAACCAACGACGGAAAGAAGATGATGTTAAATAGAACTTTCAAGTCGAGCCCAGATTACACAAATCCTTCGTTATTCAAGATCGGAACTGGAACTACTGCACCAACTGCATCAGACACAGATGTGGAAACTGGAGTGAATATTAATGGTGGAGCTACGAAGGCCTTTGTTACAGGATATCCAATTTTGGATGAGGTAAATCGGCAAGTAACGATTCGATGTTTACTAAACTCCCTGGAAGGAAATGGAAATAATTTAACAGAGTTCGGATTATTCAATACTGATGGTTCTCCTTTAATGTGGAGTAGGAGCACACACACATTAGTATCTAAATCAAGTGCTGTGGAGGTAACTTACATTGAGAAAGACAAAATTATATAATAGCACAAAACTTAAGAATAAAGAAAGAGGTTTATTATAATGTCTATTCTAAACGGCCAAGTAGCAAATGCGGACGAGGTGTTGAACGCAATGGGATTAATGTTTAAAAACCAGTCACAATTAATTTTTGATTCAGATTTAAACGGATTTAGTTCAGACCTTACTACCGATTTTAAGAATTTATCATATACAACCTCTCCTTCAACAACCTTAGATTCAGCTAACTCCACGGGGGCCTTTGCAAGAAGTACATCTGTAATATTTGCAAAATTACTCGATGACTTTGAAGATGCATCTATTGATGGAGATATTTGGACAAGCTCTGCTTCTGGAAACGGAACCATAACTGAGGCTGCTGGATTACTAACTCTTACCCAAATATTCCAAGATTCTGGCACTGAAGAAACCATAGCAACGGCAGACCAAACTAATTCTACAGATTATAAGGCCTTGGCTGGAGATTCAGAGGTTTACGGAACTGGTTTAACTACATGGAGCAATAGTAATGGAAATTGGACAGGCACAGCAAGAATCGTAATTACAAATAATTCAAGCGAGTTTACTTTGTGGAGTCAATCACAGTCAGGTTCAGGAAGCATTGCAGACATTGGAGCATTTAAAATAACAATAGACAAGACGGCGGAAACTGCAATATTAAGCTCGGATGGTGCTGGAAGCACGGGTTCTCAAGATATATCCTCTCTTGGAAATTGGTATATTGAATTTAGAGTTGAGAAAGCATCGGGTACTGGTAATTCCACTATAACAATGAAATTGTCACAAATTCAGCATATCTTACTTAGTGCCAATACAGATACATTTCAATCCAGTTCGGTAGCTGCAGCAGAGACTATAACAAACGCCATCTTAACAGCAAATGTAACTCAACCCACAAGCACAACGTTTACATATTACTTGTCTGCTGATGGAACTAACTTCGAAGCAGTTACGCTAAACGAGATTCATAGATTTACTAATACAGGAACATCCTTGGTGGTGAAAATAGAAAATGCAGAGGCTACATCTGGAGATGTATCAGCTAACGCGTTGGCATCTGAGTTAGACCAGTATTCGGTAATTTACAATTTATACTAATGGAGAATAAAATATAATGGCAGCAGAAGGAGTTTTCCCGAAGGTAGATGGAGATATACTTTACGGGAGCGAAGCTAATAACTTCTTTGATAAGTTAACTGAAGTTTATACTGGAACGGCGTTTGATACCACCAGTTCTGGAACCACCACAGCATCATATGAATTAACCGCTGTATCTGCCATAAAAGGAAATTATATTTCAGTGGATGTAACTGGACGATGTGAAGGAAACGGTGGCGGTAGCAGTGCTGGATCTGGTAATGTCGCTTTAACTATTCAAATTAAAGAAGTTGGTCAGTCATATTCAAATATTTACTCTGGTACAATTTTTGGGGTTTCCTCGAGTGGCGGGGGCACAGTGGCAGGTAGCTCTGATACAA